CTAGGCTGTCTAAGTGGGCACGAATCTGAGCATCAATAGCCTTTTGCATATTGTAGCCCTTCTCAGCGATACCACGACCCCAGAAGCGGTTAGGCATAGAGTCGTTCTGGAAGGCTACGATGGGACGGTCTTCCATCATGTAGGGCGATAACTCAGCCTTAAGCAGGTGCTGGTCATTGGCGATAACTACGATGCCCTCAACCAACTCTGTGTAGTCTGCTGCTTCGTTGCCAAACTCTTCTTGCTTTTTAGCAAACAGTTCAACAATCTCTTCATCGGAGCCAGACTCGATCAGGTACTTTGGCACCAAGCCATAGTAGCGAAGCAATAGTACCTTGTCTTGCTGATACTCAACGTCTTCCTGTACAGGCTCAATGTCGCTGTCTACAGCGGCCTGACCAAGGTTCTCAACTTTATTGTAAACACCAGACTCCATACCAGCCACGACAGAGTGTAGTGACACATACTCTTCTACCGCACAGCCCATTGCCTCTTCGATGTTGGTAGCGGTGGGGTCAATTAAGAAGTTCTTAGGATTGATGGCTTTCAAGCCAACAACGAACTTAGGTACTTCCTCAACGCCGATAGCAGAAACACCCATCTCTACGATTGGGCGCATCGCTGGCCTTAGCACAGTCTTTTCTGCGATGGTAATCTCACCGATGCCGGTACCATAGACAGCGCCTAAGAGCACAATGTCGGAGACTGACTTGCGGACCTTCTGGTTCTTAAAGTCCTCATACATCTGGTTCTTGATCTGCTCTACATCGATTCTTTGCTGATCTTTTTGGTCATCAACGATGTCAAAGAACTTCTCACCACGACCAAAGATAGCCTCTTCGATCTCAGCGGTGTGGGACTCAATTGCCTGCTGAAGGGCAGGGGTTACAAGCTGCGAACGCTCAGAGTCTCTTGTCTTGTCTTCTCCAGACCAGATACCACGCCATAGACGCTCATACTCTTTCCAGGACTCTAAATAGTTTTCATCCCGGTGGTTGCGCCACATAAGGCAACGAGATAAGACCCACTCAGTGATCTTAGCTTCTTTACCGTTGTATTCGTTTTCTTGCTCTTCCATGCTCTCTCCTAGTAGCCTGAAACGGCATCCATTGGTGTGTAATCGTCTTCCTCATAGTCTGAGGTGTACTCTGCAATCGCTATCTGATCAATGTAACTCAAGGCATCAATCAAGTCATCGTGGACCTGAGCATTAGGGAAGTTCATCAGTTCATCGATGATTTCACTATTCCAAGGACCCTCGTTGAAGGTAATCTTTCCGTGCTCTAGTCTGCCCTGTAAAGACCAAGTGATTCTATCTGTCTTTTTCTTGTTTCCATGTGTGAGGTCTTCAATACGGAAGTAACTGTTATACTTACGCATAAGATCAGACAGATAAGGTAGAACGGCATTCTTTAATGCGCCTCTTTCGATGCCAACACAAACAGGCTCATAGTCACGGACCACATCAAATATCTTCTGTGCGGTCTGCTTAATGTCCCACCTACCGTACTCTATATCTGCAACCCACCAACCCTCAGACGTTACCTTGACTATCGCTATTGCTGACTGGTCTAGCCTCTTCTTTTTTGCAGTGGTAGCAGCAGCGACATTTTCAAAGCCAGCCAAGTCTACGGCTACAAAGTAGCGACCATCCTTAGGCTCCTCATCGTCTATCTTGATCCATTCTTCTTTAAAAATGCCTCCAGACGCAGCCTCAAACGAAGCCATAAACTCAGTCCTGAAAGCAAAAGAAGACATAGACTTCTTTGCAGCTTCAATTTCTTTTGGGTCAAGTAGTGGGTTATCGAAGCTAGTAAAGTGCCAACTCTTGTACTCTTTATCGTCATTCTTCTCACCATAGTTGTACAACTCATAGAAATGGTTGCGACCCATCGGTGTACCAATAAAGAGGGACTTGCCCTTTAAATCTGCTAGTGCTGGTCTGAGGATCTGCTCAAACACTGAAGGCTTCATGTCTGCGTACTCATCGAGCACCACAAACTTTAACGATACACCCCGCATTGTCTCTGGCCTATCAGCGCCCTTTAGACTGATGACAGCACCGTTGACTAACTTTATCTGCATATTGTTGACATGGGAGGACTCAATCACTGGGTTCCCAAGTTCCAACAACGTGAGCCACATAATGTCTCTGGCTTGCCCCTGCGTTGGGGCTACATACCACACATTACCTCTGTCAGCCTGCAATGCCTCAACAATGAGCATCCATGCAGCTAACCTTGATTTACCTGTTCTGCGGCCTGCTGCGACCACCTTAAACCTGCTCTGGTCATTCCACACCTGTTGCTGCCAAGGCAGTAGCTTAATGTCCAGATTCATAGTCTACGTCTTCAGCATCAATGGTGTCTGCCTCTACCTTGGCATCAGTGACACCAGAAATATTAATTGTGATGCCTGCCTTACTAGCTGCACCGTGCTTTTCAAAATAAGACAAAGGCAACAATCTATCAGCACACATCTTTAACATCGCTGCTTGGTCTTTATCAGTAGGGTCCAAGGCTTTGTTAATAATCGTTTGGATGATCGTGTCACCCTTTGTGGTTAAGAGCCTCGCATGAAATTCTCTTATGCGTGCAGCTTCACCAGGAGGTCTTCCTAACACTGACCTCTTTTTCTTTGCCTCAATAGCAGCCTTCTTCGGACGACCTGCACCTCTAGGGTTCTTCTTAGGTAACACAGAAACCGTATTCTGTGTAGGCATAGAAGGGGCATCGGTGGAAGAAGACACAAGAACAATATCTTGGTCTTTTGTTTCCAAGTTTCTCTCCAATATAGATCAGCACAGGAAACACAAAGACCTAAGGTTAGTTGTTAATGTATGTTTTTTTTAAGGCACAACCTAGTACTTGTTGTCTCAGTGCTATCAATATAGAGGACTATAGCACATTTTTGCTGTTTTGTCAAGTCCTTTTTTATTGCCTCGATGCTGGCTCTTCAGTGCCTGCTCAGGCCTTCGCAATGCACAGATTCCAGCACTGATTTCATTGCCCTGTTTAGCCTATGCAGGAAAATAGATAAGTAATTGATTCTTATGCTCTTTTTCTTATAAGCAATAAAGTTCTATTTTGCTCTTTTTTGTATCTGTGGTGGTTCAACAATATTATCTACATTGCCACTACCCCACCCCCCCTGTCATGTTAGTCAGTGCTTACTATGCAGCTATGTTGCTATGCAGCATGGCACAGTCTTTGCCTATGCAAGAATCATGCCAGGCTATGTTGCAGTGCAGTATATGGGGCAGTGTTGCACCATTTCAGTGCATCCTAGTCTACCTAGCCTATGCCGCATCGCACCATTATAGTGCATCCCTGAATACCTGAGCAGCTTAGTCGAGATAAGGGTTTTCCCTAATGCTTTTTAGTGGCACTAATCCGTTAAACGGGTAGACTAACACTTGTAATTCAATCACTAAAAAGGAACCTAGATCATGCAAAATAAAACATTACTCACAATTGATTCCAATGCTAAAACAGTCAAGGGTCAAGAATTCGGATTTATGACGGGCATTCTATACATTGCGCCGGTAGCAATCTCAGGACATAACGTGTGCCCAATGGCTGTAATTGCACAATGCGATAAAGCTTGTCTCTATACAGCCGGACGTGGCGCAATGAGTAACGTCAAGCTAGCCCGTATTCGCAAGGCTAAAGCTTTTTTTGAGTATCGCACCGAGTTTATGCAATTATTAGCTAAAGACATTCGCCGGTTAGTCAAAAAAGCCGCTAAAGCTAACATGGTGCCATTAGTACGGCTAAACGGGACTAGCGATATCAAGTGGGAAAACATTCCCGTTATTGATAACGGTATCGAATACGCTAATCTAATGGCCTTATTCCCTGACGTGCAATTCTATGATTACACTAAAATACCGTCACGCCATAACCTGCCGGCTAATTATGATCTAACATTCTCATATTCTGGCGTGTTAGGGTTTCAAAAGTACGTCAATCAAGCTATCAATGCCGGCATGAGAATCGCCGCCGTATTTCGCAAACGTGCGGACATTCCAGCTAAGTTTATGGGCCTTGATTGCGTTGACGGCGATAACAGCGACATTCGGCACATTGACCCGAAAGGTGTAATTGTGGCCTTGTATGCTAAGGGTCAAGCTAAAAAAGACAATACCGGATTCGTTATCGATCCGGCTAAGAAAGTGTTTCAAATTGCATTAGCGGCATAATTTTAACTTTAACTTAGGGGTTTAAAATGTTAGTCTTCAAATATCCAAGTAAAAAAGTACTTAAAGAAAATATTGGCAAGCCATTGCGCTACATTGAAACGAGCATGTTCGGCGAAGAGTATCGCCCAGACGGGGTATTGACGGGGGCTAATCGTCCGCACATGACGGGGTTAGGTAGGGAATTTTTCGCTAATGTTACAATGGAGAACGGGCTAATCAAGGCCGTTAAATAGTAGGGCAGTGTTATCCTATAGTGCCTCTATAGCAGGGGCACTATAGGGCTAATATTGGCCTTAGAATAGGGGTTTTATTATGAGCATGCTAGAATATGCAAGTATCGCTGTACTTTTGCTAGGCTGTGCCGGTGTTATCATTACGATGAAGCCGTGGGATCTAGACTAATTGAAAAGGGGATTACAATGAATGCTAATGATATGGAGGGGAATTTGTCATTGATATGGAATGCTTTACACTTTTACAGGGAGCATGGAATACCCGAAGGCGTTTCAGAATATGACGATCAATGGTCTGAATTGTGTTCCGCAATGGCTTACATTTCGGAGGACTTAGGGATTGATTCAATGGAGATTAAATAATGACTAACGAAGAGATTAAGGCCTATGCTTTATCGCTAGGTTATGAATTTAATGACGAGGACTGCAAGTACATAATCGATACATCTTATGAGGGTGAAACAGTAGATACCGCTGTGAACGATTTTCTAGACGCTTTCGAGCGATAAGGGGTAAGAATGAAGCACAATCAATGCAGATCAGATCAGATCAATGGGAGCAGTCTACGGGGTTATGTCAATGCCACATATGACGAATTGTGTCGCTGTTTCGGAGCTCCAACGGTCTTTATTGGCGATAAGACTAATGCAGAATGGTTTATAGAATTCGAGGATGGCTCCGTCGCCACCGTATACGATTGGAAACTAGACCATATCCCTTTAGAACCTTACAGGTGGCACATAGGCGGCTTTGATGCCTTTGCCGTTGCATCGGTGCACGAAGCCCTGATACAATCAAGGCTGTCTAACTTTACCAACAAGCAAAAGGAGGTTTTATCATGCTACTAACTAGCGAAGAAGTGCTAGAGATTGCGGATCAGAAATTAGATTACTCAGACTTTGGAAACTTCTACGGCGATGCTGACTATATTGTCGAGTTTGCCTATGAGGTCATAAGGGCAGAGAAACTTAAAGGGGGACAGACTAATGCGTTGCCGATCTTGTAATGAGGCGTTAACCGACTATGAGACCACTATTCGGTCAGTTTACACTAGGGATTATCTCTCTATGTGTAGACAGTGCCTAAAATCGATTAAAACCGACCTCTGTGCCGTTGGCAATGTCAGTTTGATGTCGGAGATGGACGAAGTCGAGGAAGGCACTGAGAGCGATTTAGACCCCTTAGCGGGCATCGATGACTTTGAAGACGATCCTGCCGATGAACAATGGCGGGATAGATAGTTGGCACGATTCTTGCTATTAAAGACTATATTGATTAAATAGTCTATATTGAAAAAGACTTTAATAAAGATTTTAATTCTTTAACTATATAGGTAACTATTTAGAAAGGTAGGACTAGATGGAAAATGATGACTTAGAAAGAATTTATTGGTTTTGTGTTTCTGATTGTGTTGACCTATTAGCGCATGGCTCTACTGACATTGAGACTTTGCTCAATGATGTCTATGAGGCTTTGAAGCGCACTAAGCCAGAGTCTGGTACTTGTGTTGCACTTTTGGCAATCATTGACCAATTGGCTCAGGAAAGGATCAGAATTAATGCAAATACAGTCTAAAAACAGGTTTGTAAGGCATACTGAATGCCCTGATTGTGGCTCTAGTGACGGCAGGGCTGTCTATTCAGATGACAGCACCTATTGTTTTGTGTGCCACAAAGCCTCTAAAACGCTCTCAGAGGGCTTCTCTGACCAAGGAAGGGGTAAGGTACTACCGATGACACAGAAACCCGTTGTAGAGCCTCTAAAGGGCATTAGCGGTCAATTCCTCAGCATACCTGAGCGAGGTATCACCAAAGCTACCTGTGAAGCCTATGGTGTCAGACAAACAGGGACAGAGCATTATTATCCCTACTGTGATGATAGGGGCAACGAAGTAGCTTTCAAGGTCAGATCAGTGGCAGACAAGCAATTCAGGTCTCAGGGCAACATTAAAGAGGCTACCTTGTTCGGTCAGAATCGGTACCCTGCCGGCGGTAAATATCTGACCATCTGCGAGGGCGAGTTAGATGCCCTAGCTGCTTTTCAGATGACAGGCTCTCTTTATCCTGTGGTTAGTATCAAGAACGGGGCACAGTCGGCTGTGAAGGACTGCCAAGCCCAATTTGAGTACATCGACAGCTTTGAGACTGTGGTGCTTGCCTTTGATGCTGATGAACCTGGTCAAGAGG